CTTGACGGTCTCATTCAGCGTGCCACCCATCGTCTTTAATCGCGATTGCGCATCCTTCAGCCCTGTTTGCAGCTTCGTGCTGTCGATGCCCATCTCAGCAAATAATTCTGCGACTTTCGTTCCAGCTCCCATAGTTACAGCTTTCTCCGGCTCGCCGCCGCTTTATTCATGCCATCCACGACTTGTAGATATTCCGCAAGCGCGCCCATGCTCAGCCCATCGATATAATCAAGCGTCCACCCGAACTTCTCCGCCATCTGCCAACGCACCAGCTCAAAGGGGGTGGGCGCTTGATCTTCGGTCATCGCTAAGTAGACGCGCTTGCTGAGGTAGGGTCCGCCAGTGGCGCTCGCGCTGTTTTAAAGAACGCATCCACTACCAGTCGGTAATCCGGCTGCGGCAGGTCCAACAGCTCGTCCACTGTCAGACCAGCTGCCCGCGCCAGTAGTTCGTCCTCGCGTGCCTGGTCTTTGGTCGCCAACAATTCCCGGTACTCGCGGATCGAGATCCGCCCCATATCGACCTTGATGGTGCTGCCACCAGCCAAAACGACGTCCATCTTAGTTCGTCCCTTCAACCCTCGCGCCGCTCTGCTGGAAGTCGCACTTCCACTTCACCAGGTCGGCATAGGCGTAGTCAAAATTCAACCCGGCCGAATAAGCCGGGATGGTGTACTTTGGCTTACCCGCCGCTGTGCCTTCCGGGCTCCAGATCAGCGTCCCAAAATAACCTTCCTGCAGCACAGTCCCCATCACCGTCCCGCCCGCCACCGCGGCGCCCTGCAGGTTGCCCGAAACGCTGAACTTTCCATCCTTCTGCGCAGCCAGGTACACGTGGTGCGTGTCCGCCCCGGCCGTCTCGTCGACCATGTCCGCGCTCGGCGCATAGTTCGCGGTCAGATAGTCACCGCTCAAAACCGTTGTGCCAGCCCCGTAGGCCCAGCGTACATCCAGTGCCGATCCAATATATGCAGGCATAATGCTCCTTACCGATCCAACAAAATGCGATAAATCCCGCCCATCGCGAAACTCAGTTCCCCGTTGGTCAGGTTGTCAACCGATTCATAATCGCCCTGCCGCATCATCGTGCAGGTCGTCCATCCCGAAACCGCGATGTTCTTTCCGTCCAGCGCCCCAGCGATCGCCGCGTCAATCGTCCCCGCCTGGTACGCGCTCGTTCCATACGCGCGCACAAACTCAAGCCGCTCCACCAGGTCAGGCACATTCCCCACCCGTCCGCCTGCCTGCCAGCTGCTCACCACAAACGGCAGCGGCTCGTCATCCGGCGCCTGCAGGTGATACAGCTTCACCGTCCCCAGCACGCTGCCCAGCGCGCTCGCAATCCCCTGGTTCAACTCGTTGGATAAACTCACTTCAACACATCCTTCCAGGTTTCCGCGCTCGTAAACTTTCGCCGCACCATCTCCGCCGCTGGCGTCAGGTAGGGCCGTGCCGCCACGAACCGCTGCACGCCCTGCGATTTCACAAAGGGCCGCGTCAGGTGCCCATACTCCACCGCCGCCGCGTAGTCCATATGCGGACCAATTTTGCAGTAAAACGGCGCCCGCCGCACGTCATACACATTGATCGAATTCTGCAGCGCATGCGTGTCATACGGCACCAGCTGCTTGGCCTGTGCCTCGATCGAGTGCGCCATCGCTAGGCCCACCTTCTCGACGTTCGTCTCCAGCCGCGCCGCAATCCGTTCTAATTCTTTCAAGTCAATCCGCACAACAGAATTTGCCATATCAGCCTCCTACAGCGGCGAAGGGCCAACCCGCTCGACCCCCGCCCGCAGCACGGCCAGGTTCGAGCCTGCCGAAACGCTGATCACGTTGTACAGGATGCCGTCGTAAACCACCCGGTTCGCCGTGCTGATGCTTGCCGTGTGCGGCAGCGTCAATACGTTCCCCTGGTAGCTGCGCACGCTGCCATCCCCCAACACCTCCCGGCCGCTCTTGTGGTCCATCCGGCAGGCCACCGTGGAACTCACGCTCAGCGTCTCTGCCCAGCCGCCGTAGCCATCCGCCGTGCGCGCCACGCTCACAATGTCGCAGATATCCGGCAGCAAGGCCAGGATATCCGCCCGCAGTTGGGCTAATTCGCTCGGGTCCATCACATGTCACCTCGTTCGGCGTCGACCACATTGTTAGACCCCATGCTGGCGTACATCGCCGCCATCTGCTGCGCCTGCGCGATCAGCTGGCTGCGTTTCAAAGTGTGGTTGTCCGTGCTCACGTCATACGCTCCGGCGAAGTGCGCCGCCTTCGTCCGCCACACGTCCGCGGCCGCCGCGTTCAAATCGTAGGTGTATCCGCGCAGCGTGTACGGTGCCCCGCCCTGGTCAGCCGTGAATGTCAGCTCGCCCAGCTGCGCGTTGAACGAATACAGCGCCGTGCCCACGGTGCCGCCGTTGGCGTCCTGCACCACCGGCGAGCCTTCCCAGCCGCCCACGCCCGCCTGGTAATAGGTGTACGTGCTGCTCCCGTTGGCATAGGTCGGCACTGCGTTCAGCCCCAGCCCGTTCTGGTACACCCGCCGCTGGTCCAGGGCGTTCTGCAGCTTGCGGTCGCTCCAGAAGCGCTCCCCGCCCACTGTGTAATCGTTTACCCCCGCGTTGGTCATCCCGCGCAGCTCGCGCACCAGCTCGGCCATCGTGGTCCGCGCACTCTCCCAGGAGACGTTCACGATCAGCCTGGCCACGCTCTTTTCCGCGTCGCTCAGTGTGGCTGTCACGTCGATATAATATTGGCCCGCCAATGTTGGCGATGTCACCGTCACCGGCACCACATTCGCGGAGATCACCCCCACGCTCAGGCTCGCCGTGCCGCCCGCCGGGAATGCGGTCAGCGCCGCCGTCGCGCTGGAGACCGTCACGCCGCCGGGCAGATCGTTGCTGAAATCAATAAAATGCGTGCGGATCTCGCCGCAGCTCTGATCGGTCCCGTAAAATTCAATCATCCACATCCTCCGTCCCGCGCGCCGCCACCCTCAACGTGCCGCGCTCTGAAAACTCTTGGTTTGCGCGCGCTCCAGCCTGCTCAGTGCCGCGCTCTGCCGCCTCATACGTCTCGCGCTGTGCCGTTCGCCGCACCGTCCGCGCCCCCGGCAGCACCAGGCTGCTCAGGATCAGCACCACCAGCGTGCTCGTCTGCGCCTGGCTGCTCTCGCCAGCCGTCACCCCTGTGATCGCCCTGGCCGTTATCGCGTCGCTCGTCTGGCCCTGGCTCGCTTCTCCCGCGCCAATCGTCCAGCTCGGCCCGCTGAATGACAAGCCAACCAGGTCGCTGCTCTGCGTCTGGCTGGCTTCCTCGCCAGTCAATCGGTGCAGCACGCCCAGGCTTGCGCTGTCGCTCGTCTGGCTCTGGCTGGCTTCCCCGACTGCGATCGCGATCTCAATCCCAAACGTCACGCTCGCCGCGTCGCTTGTCTGCGCCTGGCTGGCCTCGCCGGTCGCGATCGTCACTGCCCCCACGCCGAAGAAAGTGACCACAACCGCGTCGCTGCTCTGTGCCTGGCTGGCCTCTGCTGGGATCAGGCTGTGCAGCACGCCCAGCAAAACTGCGTCACTCGTCTGTGCCTGGCTGGCTTCCGCCGCGGCGATCCCCGTCAGCACGCCCAACAAAACCGCGTCGCTGCTCTGGCCCTGGCTGGCCTCTGCCGTCACAATCGTCTGCGCCATCCGTTCGACCACCGCCGCGTCGCTGCTTTGCCCCTGGCTGGCTTCTCCCGCCAGGATGTTGTAAAACGCATTGATCAGCGCCGCGTCCACGCTCTGGCTCTGGCTTGCCTCCGCCGTGGTGATCGTCCCAATCGTCGGCCCGCTGGTCGGCACATAGTCGTACTCCACCATCAGCGCGTTCCAGTACGGGTTGGGAGTCACATCGCTGGAATAACCCACGCGGAAGCGCACTGCCGCCAGCGCCGCCGTGCCCCAATTCCCGCCCGGGTCAGTAGCGATCGCCGCCTTATAAAACAGGCTGCTTTCGCTCATGTCGCCGCTGTAAATCGTCGCCACCAGCGTCCCGCCGCTGTACAGGTAAGCCTTTCCGTTGTTCGTCGTGGTCGTCGCGCTCTGGTAGGCCAGCAGCGCCATCACCCCGTTGATAGAAGAAATCGACCCCGCCAGGGTCCCGTTCGTCACCTCGGCATAGCGCGCCGTGCCGATCACCGCCTGCCGGATGTAAGTCGCCGTGCCCGAGTTCAGCGGCACCTTATTGACCAGGTTGTACGCCGTCACCACGCCGATGTCCGCGCCCGTCTGGTCTTCCATCGTGTTGGTCGTGTTGTTGTGCGTTCCGTCCGCCACCGGCGAAAGCGCCGCCACCTGGTGCGCGCCAATCGGGTAATCCGCGCCTGTGTAGCTCACATAAACGTCGTCATAAAATACTTCGCCTGTCACCGCGTCCACAAACCCAAGATAAATTCCATTAACCGTGGTTGCGGTCTGGCTGAAACTTTTCTGGGCTATCGCCGTCCCATCCACCTGCATATCCAGCGTCGAGGTTCCCCCCGGCCCAACTACCACCTGGAAATCAATCCGGTACCAGGTGTCCAGCGCCAGCGCCGCTGACTTATCCCCCGCTGTGGAGATGTACGGGTACAGCGTGTTATCCGCCGGGTCGTAGTAAATTGTCGGCGAGGTACCCGCCACGGTCGTAAACCGCAAAACGCGCACCGCCGCCGATGGGTTGGTATGCACCATAAAATACACGCTGCCCACCAGCGTGGCCGTGCTGATCGTCTTGGCCACGTTCGTGGCTGCCGCGCTGGCTGCATAGACCCGCAGCGCATAACTCCCGGAACGTTTGGTCGTGCCCTGGATCGTTGGCGACCCGGTGACAACGTCGAATAACCCCGCGCCGCTGGTCGTTGGGGTCGCAACGCCGTACTCAAAGCCGGTCAGCCAGATGGGAGTTGGCATTACGAAATCGCTAGGATCTCCTCCACATCCCAGGCCGAAAGCACCACGGTGCCCGCCGCGCTCACCGCGGTCGAAGCGCAGGTGCCCGCAAACAGCAGCGTGCCCGATCCTGCCGTTGCCAGCAGGGCGATATGCGTCACGTTGCCAGCCGTCCCGACGACAATCGTCCCCGGACCATAAGTGATCTTGCGCCCACTCACATCCCCGGCGCCGATCGTAAAGTTTCCGCTGGCGCTCGCCACGGTCCCCAGGGCATACGTTGTGATCCCTTCGGCATACGTGGTTGGCTGCGCGCTGCACAGCGTCACCCGCGTCGCGTTGTTCTTCAGGTAGTTCAACGCGTCGTCAATCATTTGAGGGTTTTGATATTTCGCCATAAAAAGCTCCTACGCTACTTTGAACTTAATAAAATCCTCAGCCAGCGCGGCCTTCATCATTCCCAACCGCGCCTCTGGGGGCATTACCCCGTGCCAGCCAATCACAGCCGGGCTGTCGACCATATTGACGTCCACGGTCGCGTTGAACGTATCTTCCACGGCCGTGCAAATGTCCTTGAACCGTTCATCCCGGCTCAGCTCGTTGAAAGATCCCTGCTCCATCCAGCGCGGATCTCCCGCCCCGCTCAGCCATTCCTCAAAAAACGTCCGCGTCAGCTCGCTGTTGCGCACATACAGCACGCCCACGTTCAGGTGCGCGGGTACCTGGTTTTTCTTCAAAAATGCGCTTTTCTCCGGCGTGTGTAGAGCTGCCCCGATGTACTTGCCTTCTGGCAGCGCGCTGCGCAGATCTATGTCAAACGACATGATTGCCGCGTCCGAGTCCACCCACACCACGAACTCATACCCGGCCCGCAGCGCTTCCAAGATCAGCTCGATCTTTGGCCACGCGCCCATGCGCTGCTCCGCGTGCAGGTCGCCAAACGTCACCCGTAAATCAAAATTCCACGCCCGCGCATACGCCTGGTGCCGCGGCTGCGTCAGCCGCTGCATATCATTAAACGAAAGGCTCCACGGCATCTGCCAGGAGTTCGTGCTCGTGCACTGCTGGATAATCACTGCGTCACGCATGGGGGGCCTCCGCCTGTAAATCGCGCTCAATCTCAGCCATCACCGGCTGCCAGTGTTTCGCATACACCACATCCGCGTCATAGTTCTCGCGGATCCACTGCACCGCCTTCGCCGTGGGCGTGTGCTTCTTGTACTCGCTTTCAATCGCCAGCTCCACCGCGCGCACATGCGGCCGGTACAAAAACGCCCCATAAACTGAATACTGCGCAAACGCATCCTTTTTGGCGATCAGGTGCCCGGCGTTGACCAGTTCGCTCATCGCTGTCCAGTCCCCCGCGATCACCGGCGTCCCGCAGGCCTGCGCCTCAATGATCGGGATCCCGAAGCCCTCGCCCGCGCCCACCGCCAGCAGCACGTCCAGCGCGCTGTACACCCGGGCCATGTAATCCGGCGGAAAGCCGTTCATCAGCGCATACTGGTTGCAGAAGGCATAATCCTCGCCATCCCGCAGCCCCAGCGAGCGCAGCAGCTCCACCAGGTTCACCAGGTCACCGCCTTGCGCGCCCATCTCCGTCTGCAAAAACAGGAACATATCCTTGTGCCGCCGCTTGCAGTTCGCGAACGCCCCGATCTGCTCCACAAAATTTTTCCGCGACGGATTTCCCTTGTTCATCGCCACCATGCCGCAAATAAACTTATCCTCAGGCACGCCCAGCGCCTTGCGGCTTTCCTGCTTGTCCAGCGGCTTCATCACATGGGTCTCAATCGAGTGCGGCACATACAGGCAGTCCATGCCCATCAGCCGGGTCTGTTTCACCCCAAACTGGCTCATCGCGATGCGTTTCCAGCTGCTGTTCAACTTCTGCCGCACCATTGGCGGCATTGGCTCGTGGTCGACCGGGTACCACGGGATCCACTTGAACCCGTGCGGCATGTTCTCCACGTCCAGCACCCAGACGTCGATCAGGCTGAAGGCCACCTGCGCGCCAAACGCGGTTGAATGCGCCAGGAACACATCCGCTCCAAACGGGCTGTGGCGTCTTGAAAACAGAAAGATGTTGTCAGAAATCTTCATCATTCCCGATTCCAATCCCGGCGCGCAAATGATCCCGGCTTCGTTGCCGCTGCCTGGACCGGCTAGCCGGTCCACGTTAATCCGTGTTTGTTGCCCGTAACCGCTTGGGCTGAAAGGTGCGTTCGATAACCACGTAAATTTCATTTTCGCCTTCCTCTTAGACGACCTCCAGGCTTGGAACTGGCAGGACAGGGAGGGACTGTCTTTTCGGGTGCTACCCTAGCCAGCTCCATACCAGTAAGCGTTACCGCTAGGCTACAGTGCCAAGCAGGCGATAACCAAAATCATTACGGTAAATGGTCTTGCCGTAAATCATGCTGGCGTTCAACTCAACACCGCCGCCGCCGCGCGAAGCGTCCCGCTGCTGTTCGATCCGCAGCGCGCGCCGCACGTCCATCGCGATCGCCTGTGGCGAGAAGATCGCCCCGCCGTTCGCCTGGGAAACGTTCGCATCCAGGAAAAACGCGATGCCGCCAAAGTTACCCACAAACATCGGGCTGCTGGCCAGCTCATCCAGCCAGGCAGGCGAGGTCATCGGGAACGGCACGGAAGTGCTGCCCACAGTCCCCAGGCCATACCAGTGCATCGGGTTCAGCACCGCCACATACGGCATCGGCGCCAGGGATGCGCGCAGCTTCATCGCCGCGTACATGATGTTCGCCCAGCTCAGCGCGGCCGAAACCGTGCCCACCGAGCCGGTGAAGCTGGCGAACAACCCGCACAGGTCGGTGTCGAGCTTCTGCCCGATGATGTTGCCCAGATCCCGCCCGGCGTCGACCGCCATCGTGTTCGGATCGCTGGCCAGCATCGTGTCGGTCAGGAAATAATTTGCATAGATAATGGAGGGCGTCACCGTGCCGCTCGAAGTGCCCGCGTACTGCTGGGCAGCCCCGTCGGTGGTTTCGGTCAGCGTCTGGGCAGTTCCGCCCGAGTAGGTGCCGAATACGCGCGGCATCAGCCCGCTGCCGGTCCACGTGGTCGCCAGACGCGCCACAACGTTCTGCTCCCGAGCGGTCAGGTAAGCCGCCTGGTAGATGTTCGGGATCAAAGCCGAAAAGTTTGCGTAACCAGATTCGTTAGCCATCAGAACCTCTATTCAGAAGAGATGTAGCCCCCGCCCATCTGCTGCGCCGCGCTCAAAGCGAAAATGTCAGGGCTGTTCGAGCGGATCCTCTTCAGCATCTCTGCGTCAGAGTTCACCTGCGTCGCGCCTGCGCCCGGGTTGGGCACAACGCCTGGCTGGAGTTTGGGGGGTTTGGGTAGGGTCTCAAGGAGTGCTTTGCCGTCGCGTTCGATGTCCGCTTCGCTCTCGCCCATCAGACGGCTTGCCAGTGCCACCGGCAGTCCGATCCGTTCAGCGACCGTGCGCTTCATCTCGTTCAGCTCGCGCGTCTTCAGCTGGTTTTCCAGCTCGGTTAGTTTGGCCTCATGCGCCTTCGCCAGTTTTTCCCATTCGCCGTTCCGCGCTGCCGCTTCTTGCTCGGCTTTCGCGGCCGCTTCCTGGATGGCCTTCTCGCGCTTGCTCGTCTCGCGGTTTAACCGCTCCTTGATGATGTTCTCCACTTCCGCTTCCGTAAACACGCGCGCCCCAGTTTTTTCCGGCGTGGCGGCCGTAGGCTGCGCCTGCTCGTCTGCGTTTGGAGTTGTGATTGCTTGCTCGCTCATTTGGTTCCCTTATCCGGTTTTGCGACTTGGTGGTCGAGGGTGAAAAAAATAAAAAACGCCGCTTTCCAGCGGCATCTTGCGATTACCACAGAAAAGCGGCGTTCCTCTACGGACTGCCATGTATTAAATTGGCTTAATCATTATAACATGCTGGGGTTTTACTGCCCTTTGCCCCCTTTCCGCATCTCTGCCGTCCTCGGGCTCACTAAAAATTTACGCTCAATCGCGTCGACAAACAACAGCAGCGCCTGGCGGATCAATAACCAAAACTCCTTATCGTCCACCGCTCAGCTCCTTCAGGCTGCGCTCAACGCGCATCGCCCCATACACCGGGTCGTTGGTCACCCCGCTGATTTCTGCCATCTGAAACTTGCCTTCCTTCCACGCGCTGAACTTCGATTCGCCCAGCACTTCCTTTTGCTTTTCCTCGCTCTGCTGCTCGAACCAATCCGTCCCCAGCTCGATGTCGCTCTCCTGCCCTGCCAGCATTGGGATCATCGTGCATCTCCCGTTGTGGTGATCATTCAGCGGTTCGCTCAGTGGGTGCACGCTGCCGTGCATCGCCACGCATGCCGGGCAGGCGTCCTCCAGCTCCGCGTACCACACCCAGGACCCGACCACATCGCCGTTCGCCACATAGCTGGCCCGGTTGGCTTCGCGGTAGCTCCACAGCTGCACGGTGCGCGTCATCCGCAAGGAATCGGTCAGCCCCATCCCCAGCGTGTTGGTGATATCCGCCGCCAGCGTCCGCGGGTTCTTGCCCATCCCCACTCCCACGATCAGCTTGTCCGCGATCTGCTCCGCCGTCACGCTGGGCAGCCTACCCAATCGCTCATACAGCGGACCTTTCGGGTCCAGAAAACCGACCAGCTGCTCGATCACATCCGGGCTCAGTGTGCGAAACGTCACGTTGATCCCGGCCATCTGCGCGGCCGTCCTGGCCATGGCCCGCGCGTCCGTCTCGCCAAAAGCCACTGCCTCATTGCTCGCTGCCTTCAGCTGCACTTCCATAAACGCCCGGTACTTGTCCAGCTCGGCTTCTGCCGTTTCAATCGTCTGCTTGAACTGCGCCAGGCGCTGCAGCTCGCCTGCCGTTGGTGTCCTATCCAGTGCGGCCAGTTTCAGCGCCAGCGCATCCGCCTTGGCCTGCACCGCCTGATGGATGCTCACAAACGCCTTCACCAGGCGCTCCAGCTCAGCCGCTTCACGCTTGGCCTGCGCCTGGCGTAAACGCCGCACTTGCTCGACCAATGGACTATCCGCCATAAGGCACCGTCTCCCTGCCGTTCAAAAGATCGAGATAGCGTGTGTACTCAGCTTCGCTCACGTTAATCATCTGCGTCTCTCCGCACCGGCAGCGCCAGCCCGCCAGGTAGAAAACCTGCTTCGTGACCACCTGGTACAGGCTGTGCACTTCCGTGAGCCAGTAATCATGCTGGTGCTTTACAGCCTGCTGGCCGCTGTACATGCCAGAATAAACCATAAAACCGCCGCTCCTGTCATCGCCATGATAAACATTGCCAGCCACACCCCGCTCCGCCTCACTTCACCCAATCCCAAATCCACTCGTTTGCCTCT